TATGACAGGACCAAATGCAACTGCTCCTATGGGTTCAGCGGCAAACACTACGACTAATACTGTTGATATTCAAAACGTGAATGTGCATACTCAAGCAACAGACCCAAACATGATTGCTAATAGCATAGGTACTGCACTTAAAAACAATTCTTTAATTAATGCTGGAATAGTAGGAAATAGATAATGCCTTTAATCCCATATCCTAATATTCCTAATTTACCGGGTGTTCCACCAATACCTCGTTTACCTTATCCAATTTCAATTTTTGGTGTTGCTAAACCAAAACCAATGCCTAAACAAATTACAGGCGTTCAATGGGGATTTGTTGGAGCTACTGGTGAAAGTATTATTACTCCTGATTCATTCGTTGATTTTGAATATAGAGAAGAACGTAAAATACCAAACTATCCAATTGAAGGTGGAAGTTTTCAAAGTTACAATAAAGTAGCAATGCCATTTGATTGTCGAGTGACTATTTCATGTAATGGTAAAGGTGCTATGACTAAGGAAAATTTCCTTAGTACTTTAGAGAAGTTAATGAACTCATTAACATTAATTAGTGTAATTACACCAAATTTTACTTATGAAAATTGTAATTTAGTTCATGTAGATTATCGTAGAGAAGCCAAACAAGGTGTTTCTTTAATTATTGCTCAATTATGGTTTCAACAAGTTAGAGTTGTTCAAGTAGCTGTTCCAGTTACTACTGCTCCAAGTGCTTCAAGTCCTCAGAATAATGGACAAGTATCTCCTGTTAATCCAACAAAAAAACAACAATCTCATGCTAATGCAGATATGGGTGGAATAGATTTCGGCATTAAAAATTCTAAAGGATGGGATTAATATGCAAGTCATTCCTTTAACTTCTGTTGCATCTCAATCATTTACCATTCAATTAAATGGTCAAAATTGTGCTATTAATCTTTATCAAAAAAATACAGGATTATTCTTTGATTTAACTATTGATAGTACCCCAATTGTAACTTCAATGATTTGTTTAAATGCAGTTGGATTAGTACGAGAATCCTATCTTGGATTTACAGGACAATTGCTTTTTATTGATACTCAAGGAACTGATAATCCTGACTATACAGGATTAGGTTCTCGTTATATCTTAACTTATTGGCTTCCAATATTATGAGTTTTGCTTATCGTCAGATAAATCTGCAATTCTTAGACCAAAGTGGAGAGATACTTAATCTTGAAGGATTAAGATGTTCTGCCACTATTATTAACCCCGGTGGAAATAGCGCATTTGGTCAATTGCAACTTAAAGTATATGGCATGACTTTAGCGCAAATGAATCAATATTCTAGTACAGGTGCGAATATGGTTGCGGCACAAAATCAATCTGTTACTGTTTTGGCTGGTAATCAAGGAAGTATTCTTAATCAAGTATTTTCAGGAACTATTATTTCTAGTTTTATTGATTTAAGTTCCATGCCTGATATTTCATTTACGTGTGCGGCTATAGCAGGATATTTTAGTAAAAATGTAGCAGTAGCCGCAAATAGTTATCAAGGTTCAGTTAAAGCTGAATATATAATTGAAAATCTAACAACTCAACTTGGTAGCAATTGGACATTTAAAAATGTTAATAATACTGCCCATGCAGTTTTACAAAATCAATATTTGTCAGGTTCATTGATTGACCAAATTCAAACAGTTGCTAAACACGCCGCATTTCCATTAGTGATTGAAAATAATACAGTAAGCATTTGGTCTAATGATGGTGTTAGAGATGATGTAGTTATTAATCTAAGTCCTGAAACTGGATTGGTTGGCTATCCTTCTTATTGGGAAGCTGGATTTACAGTTAAATCAGAATTTAATCCTGTTATTACAAATGGGCGTATGGTTAATTTAACATCATCATTACCAAAAGCTAATGGGCAATTCCCAGTTCAAAATTTAACACATGAGATAAGCACTTTAACTCCTGACGGTGCTTGGTTTACAACTTCACAATTGAGTCCATCTCCCTATGTCGCAAACAACTAATGGAGTTTTAAGCAATCACGTTGCTTCAGATAATGCTTCTGAAGTGGGTCGATTGCAATTTATTATTACAAGCGCATTGTCAGGATTAAGAACTGCCATGCCTGTAAAAGTAATTTCTGTTACTAATGCTGGGGGAGTTTCTCCTATTGGTACAGTTTCAGTACAACCTATGGTAAGTGCTATTGATGGCGCAGGGCAAATATGGGCGCACGGGATAATTTATAATGTTCCTTATATGAGAATACAAGGTGGTACTAATGGGATTATTCTTGACCCTGTAGTGGGTGATATTGGGATTGCGACTGTTTGCGATAGGGATATTTCTACAGTTAAAAATTCTAGTAAAGTATCAGCACCGGGTTCTGTTCGTAAAAATGATATGTCAGATATGGTTTATCTTATGACAATCATTGGTTCAGCTCCCACACAATATGTTCAATTTAATAGTTCAGGCATAACAATTACTTCTCCAGTAAATGTAACTGTAAATGCTCCAACTGCAATCGTAAATTCTTCTACAAGTGTTACAATGAATACGCCAATTTTAAAAGTGAGTGGTGATATTATAGATAATTCAGCTACTAATACTCATTCAATGGCTCAGATGCGGTCTATTTATAATAGTCATACACATTCTGACCCACAAGGCGGTAATACTGGTACTCCAAGTAGTCCGATGTAATAAAGGTTAAAAATGACAATAATTCAAAACTCATTATTGCTTGACCAGTCACAATGGGACCTAGTATTAGATATAAATGGAAATATTGCATTAGCTGATGCGCCTTATTCTATCGCTCAAGATGTAGCTTCGGCTACTAGAACATTTTTAGGTGAATGTTGGTATGATAATAGTTTAGGATTACCTTATTGGCAAAATATTTTAGGATTATTTCCGCCTTTGCAATTTGTTAATTTACAATTAACAACGGCGGCATTTACTATTCCTAATGTAGTTTCTGTTAAAGTTACATTTACATCTTTTGAGAATCGAGTTCTTTCAGGAACACTACAAATTATTGATACTGATGGAGCAATTAACAATGTGGCATTTGGATAACCTATGACAATTAATGAATTAGCTGAATTGGTAGCTATTGAAGCTAGAGAAAAATATCACGGTGAATTTGCGAGGGCTGCATAATGTCAACTAACGTTCCTCAAATAACTTGGGTCAATGGCAGTCCAGTACTGCCTTCCGAATCTGCAATTTTAACTGGCGTACAAGCTGACATTGATACGGCTTTTGGTGGTGGCGTTAATCCTTCACTTCAAACACCTCAAGGTCAATTAGCGCAATCTGAAACGGCAATTATTGGCGATAAGAATAACGAGATTGCTTATATAGCTAATCAAGTTAATCCGTCAATGGCTTCAGGAATTTGGCAAGATGCAATTGGTGAAATTTATTTTATTCAAAGAATACCGGGTGCTGGTACAGTTGTAAATTGTACGTGTAATGGAGCTGTAGGAACAATTATTCCAGTAGGTTCAGTAGCACAAGATACAAGTGGATATTTATATTCGTCTACAACTTCTGCTACTATTCCTTCAAGTGGAAATGTTACAGTTCAATTCCAAAATCAAACGCAAGGTGCAATTGCTTGTGCTATTGGCGCATTGAATATTATTTATACTGCAATCGCTGGTTGGAATACAGTTTCAAATCCAGCAACAGGTACGGTTGGTAATTTGGTAGAAACTAGAGCGGCTTTTGAAGCTAGAAGGTCTGCGAGTGTTGCTGGAAATTCAGTTAATTCAATTCAAGCTATTTATGCAGCTGTAACACAAGTTCCAGATGTTATTGGAGCTTTCGTTACTGACAATCCTACAGGTAGTACTGTTAGTTATGGAAGCACAAGTTATTCGTTAGCGGCTCATTCTGTATGTGTGAGTGTAGCTGGCGGTACAAGTTCTGCGGTAGCTCAAGCTATTTGGGGTAAAAATTCACCGGGTTGTGCATATAACGGAAATACAACTGTGACTGTTTACGATACAACATATCCAACACCTTATCCAAGTTATTCAGTTACATATTTAATACCAACTTCCGCACCAGTTTATTTTATTGTTGAAATAAAAAATAATACTTTATTGCCATCAAATATTGTTCAATTAACACAAAATGCTGTTATTGCTTCATTTAATGGTCAAGATGGTGGGTCAGCAGTTACGATTAATTCAACTTCATATTCAGGTAGATATTATGCAAATATCAATGCAATCAATCCTAATGTTAATGTTATTGAAGTTTATCTAGGTTTAACAGCAAGTCCTTCTACATTATTAGCAGCTTTAGGAATAGACCAATTACCAACAATTACTGCATCTAATATTGTGGTGACATTAGTATGATGAGTTGGGATGAAACCTTATTAAGTCAATATGTAGATAGCCCTACGCTTGTAGGATTATTACAATCATTTAATGATGCAGTAGACCCTACTATTGATATTGCTAATTTTTATTCTAATATTTGGAATATAGCTACTGCTGTAGGAAATGGATTAGATATATGGGGTCAGATTGTTGGTGTATCTCGTTATCTACAAGTAAGTGCATCTAATTATTTAGGTTTTAAAGAAGCCTATACTGCTCCAACAGCGTCTACAGGTCCGCAACCTTTTGGGCAAGCTCCATTTGGTTCAGGAACAGCATTGACTACAACTTTTGCTTTAGCAGATGCTCAATATAGAAGATTGATTTTAGTTAAAGCGGCGGCTAATATATCCAATTTATCTATCCCATCTATTAATGCTTTGTTGCAAGCTGAATTTAGCACGAGTGATGGTATTAATCCTTATGGTTCAGCTTATGTAATTAATTCAGGAAGTATGTCATTCCAATATCATTTAACTTTTGTACCAAGTGCAGTACAAATTGCAATTATTAACAATTCAGGTGTATTTCCTAGACCTGCTGGCGTTAGCGTATCATTAACTTATTAATAGGATAAATCATGCAAAGTACCAATATACCAACCAAGATTCCATTGCCATTTGCTTATGCCGCTACTGGAAGTTATATCGCTACTATTCCAACAGCTTCTCAAATTGGGGTAACTAATGGTAAAGCATCTTTGCATGATGGATTTCCACCATTAACTTTTACGCCTATTAGTACAGGTGGCGTTCCACCTTTCGGTGCTGATTTTAATGGTATCTTAAATGAAATAACAGCAATTACACAATGGCAACAAGCTGGTGGTTTCTTTCCGTATGATTCAGCATTTTCTACTACTGTAGGTGGTTATCCTAAAGGCGCAGTTATATTAAGTAGTTCATTTAATGGTTTTTGGTTGAGTTCTACTGAAAATAATTTAACTAATCCTGATACTGGTGGTGCTGGATGGGTTGCAACTGCTTTTCAAGGATTGCAATCAATAGCTATGTCTAGTACAAGCGTTACTATGACTACATTACAAGCGGCTTATCCAATTGTAACTATTACAGGGACATTGACTGCAAATAGTATATTAATTGTACCAAGCCAAGTAAATGAATGGATTTTCTCTAATCAAACTTCAGGAGCTTATACTTTAACCGTTAAAACTGCGACAGGTAC